AGCAATCGACAACGCAGATTCATCTATCACAGATCAACAAACAACAACTCAGTTAATGAAAGTGTTGACTCCAACACTCAACACAACATTCTCACAGGCACTAAGTTATCAGAATGAATTTGTTCCGGGAACGATATCATCTAGCATTTTTACATATAACAATTTAAATTGTTCTATTATTGATGACTCTAAAGGATCCCTTAAAGTTGTATCAACTATTAGTGGAGTTCAGACTGTGGTAGGAACTGCCGGAACAGTTGATTATACTAATGGTATTATAAATTTGGTGAATTTTAATGTATCGGCATATCCTTCCCCACATATGAAAATATATGCCACAACGGTAGTTGATGATTGTTCTACTGTCAGAAATATGATTTTGAGTACAGAAGCATCTGATATAGTTGTTACTGTGACAGGAATTAGAAACTAATGAATATCGATCAATTTATATCTGATATTGTTGCTCAACAATTTCCATCTTTTTATGAGACTGATGGGCCAAACCTTGTCGCATTTATTTTAGCATATTATGAATGGATGGAGCAACAAGGATATACAATAAATGCCTCCAGAAATTTAATGAATTATAAAGATATTGATACTACTATAGATCAGTTCATGAGTAGTTTCACTTACGAGTTTCTTCAACAATTTCCTGCAATTACCTTTGCAAATAAAAAGTTTCTGATTAAACACATTAAGGATTTTTATAAATCTAAAGGTAGCACTCAGGGGCTACAACTTTTATTCAGGTTATTATTTGATGATGATATCAATGTATATCTTCCCGGAAAGGATATTCTAAAAGCGTCTGATGGCGTTTGGAATGTTCCGGAATATATTGAAGTAGAACATAATCCTAGAACAATCGCTATGATTGGACAGCAAATTGTTGGATCTAAGTCTGGCTCTACTGCATTTGTTGAGAATGTTCATACTATAATTATTAAAAGTAGAATTATCGATGTTTTAACTTTAAGTTCTATTGAAGGAAGCTTTTTATTTGGCGAACTCGTAACCGAAAACGGAAGTTTTGCGGATGCTCCAATAATCACCGGGTCTTTAACTGAAATATCAATCGTCAACGGTGGTGCCAATAATAATGTTGGTGATATATTTAATATTACATATTCAGATAGTGGTCAATATGGGTCCGCACGAGTTGCATCTGTTGCCAATAATACAGGAAGAGTTACTTTCAATCTAATTGATGGTGGATCTGGATATACCACAAACTCTTCTCAAGTTCATGTTTCCAATAACGTTTTAACTGTTAATAATGTTTCTGGTTCATATATAACATTTGATACAATCACTCAGCCCTTGGCTAATGTATTCATTTTGGTATCGTATCCCACCAACCCAAATACTGTTCAATTAGTTGGATCAAATTTATATGGATATGCCACAAACAACTCTCTGATTGCCAGTGGATTTGTTGTCGCAACATCAGGAAATAATCTGGCAATTAGTGTAACCAATGGTAACTTTGGGTTATCTGCTAATATTGCTACATATGCAAACAGTTTAGTTCTGGATGGATTTAATTTTACAAATACTACTTCACAAGCAGTTATAACAGGAACTAATTCTACTGCAATTGGCATTCATAATGTAATTAATACATTTTATGGAAACGGCGCATATACTGTAAGCAATTCCGGAACCACCGCAAATTCTTTAGTTGTTGGTAAGGGGTCTGGTGCAACATTTGGAATTGGAACTCTGTATAATACAGAGCAGGAATTCCTTTATACTGATATGATTTCTGGGGTTGATTCTGCACAAATTCCATACTTGAATATGGTTATTAGTGGAGGAAATTCTAATGTTGGGCTGCTTACTATTGCGGGCAGTATCACTACAAATTCTGCCACAAATGTCGTAACTGGATTTGGAACAACGTTTATAGGAAATATTATAGTTGGATCTGGTATATACGCATCAAACTCATCTGGAAACAATTACCTTGGAACGGTTTCATCAATTTCAAATAATACAATCCTAAACCTATCAGCAAATTCTTTAGCTAATTGTGTTACCACAAATTTTGTTTATAATATAGGTCAATATGGATTTCCAAAAAATAACAGTTTTGGATATAATAATATCATTAATGATGTTTTGGCATCAAATCTATATACCATCGGAACTATAGGTTCTTTGACTGGAATCGCTCCCGGAAACAATTATACTGCAACTCCATTTGTTGCAGTTAGGGATGATCCTATTGCCGCCGCTGGAAGAAAAAATATTATTCTTGGTATAACAGGGCTGACAGGGATTATTGCGGTAAACGATGTGGTGTCTTCAACATTTTATATCCCTACTCAAACCTTGGCCATAACCGGAAATACAACTTCATTTAAGGCAGCAAATTCGACCTATATTGGAGAAGGAGTTACACAAAGTAACGGAACCGCAAATTCATATGGTACAATATATACTGCAAACTCAACATATTTGGTGCTACAAAATATCAAAGGAAGTTTTGTTTCGGGATATAATGTTGTTGGATTGACTTCTAATGCTACTGCCAGTGTCTCTACTGCAACATCTTTGACATCACAAACTCTGGCTGCTGGTGTTGTTGTATCTTCAAATAATGCAGCAATTCAAGTTAAACGGCAAACGTTTAATCAATCATTTGTAACTGGAACAACCATTACCTCTTCATCTGGAGGAACTGCAACGATCACTTCAATATCTCAAAATCAAAATTCTTTAGATATGGGCAATAATGCCATTGTAGTCTCAAATGTATTTACAGCCACTGGTATTGCAACTTCTCTTCAAATCATTGATTCCGGATACGGACACCAACCAAATAATACTATAATTCTTCAGAACAATAATAATCCTTATGAAATTCAAGGTATAGCAAATGTAAACTATCAAGGAATTGGTCTGGGATATTGGAAAGATACTCGTGGCTTCTTAGATTCCGATAAATATATCATAGATGACACATATTATCAAGATTTTTCATATGAAATAAGATCGAAAATTTCTATGGATAAATATGCTGATATTGTTAAACAGCTTGCACATGTTGTTGGCACTAAGATGTTTGGTTCTGTGAGCATTAGTTCTGAAACAACTAAACCGCTTATTGGATATTCATCATCAATTGGATTTATATATGAACAAGTTGTGGATAGAAATTCAAATCAAATTATCGATAGAATCGGTAATATTGTATTGCTAAGAGGATAACAGATGGCTAATACGTATATCTATCAGATGACAGATAACTGGAATAATAATTCCATCGATTCTGTTGGTATCGGCATGAGCGTTACTGATACCGCCTCAACATCAAATTCGGCACTTTTAAATTTGACATACAATGGATCAAACCAGTTTACTGTGTATAAATCTGGGGATACGGTTTTGTCTGGAGGAATTTCGGCCAATTCTGCATATACTAATCCAGTTTCTGATGGCATTACAATAGATTATGTTGTTGGGTCTGGTCGTATCATGGTCGGCCAAAATGATGGTCTCGTCGTTTATGCAGGAAATTCAACAACAGTTAGTAATACCACGGTCCTGATGTCTATCAGCAATTCTGGAATTATGTCTCTTGGTAACATGACTGCTAATGTACAAATTGGATCCAACACAATTCTGGGGACTCCATCAGTTGTTGCTGGATATGGAAATTCAAACTCTTCAGTAGACATTGTTATCACAAATGCCAATACAGGTGGAAACACTTCTTCAGATTTTGCTGCTTATGATAATGGCGGTTTATCTGGAAGTAATTTTGTTGATATGGGAATTAATGGCAGCACATGGTCAAATTCCGCATGGACCATTAATGGTCCATCTGATGGATATTTGTACACGGGTAGTACCAATTTATCTATTGGTACTGCTAGTGCTGCATATATTAATTTTTTTACGGGGGGAACCTTAGCCGCCAATGAAAGAGTTCGTATTACCGCAACTGGTAATGTTGGTATAGGTAATACTGCACCCAATGCAACTTTAGCAGTTACTGGGGCAGCAAATATATCTGGTAATGTTGTAGTTGGAACCACATTATCAATATATGGAAGCTCTGTTATTGGTCAATTTTTAGCCAATTCTATACAATATAGTGTTGGAAACTCAACCGTAAATACTTTCTCTAATTCAACACATTTTTTTGCAGGAAATTCGACTAGTTATGGACTGGGCAATTCTACGGTTGAGGCGCTAGTTACCGCAAACTCAACCGCAAATATTTCTGTAGCAACTCTCACCTCATCGACATATCAAGTAGGTAATGCCACAGTTTATGGATTTGGAAACTCTACGGTTGAGGGTATATATAATACCACAACAAACACCAGTGTAGTCATGACTGGATCTAGTATTGTAGTTGGAAATACTACTGCGGGCATCGTAAACACATATACCGCAAATATAACATCAAATACATTTACGCTTGGGTCTGGAGGAACTGCTTCTGCTCAGGCTGCTAATGGATGGACCTATCTTCCTAATGGAATGAAGGCAAATTATGGGTGGGTTTCTGCAAATTCTTCTGTTGCAAATGTAAGTTTTTCCAGTCCATTTGCAACTGCGTGTTTTCATGTTTGGTTGACTCCAGTAAGCTCGGCAGCTACAGGTCCATATTTAATGCAACCTGCTAATACGACAGTTGCTCCAATTAGAACAACTTCTGCAACTGCTGCTAACGTAGCATATTGGGCTATAGGATTTTAATAAATGAGCATTAGCAATACTGTCAATTTTAGTCTCCGCAGAAATATTTGGATGTTATCGTCTCCTGCATCCTCTGGGCAGTTTTATATCTTTGCTGCAAAAGCGACACCGTGGCCAAATGATGTATCGCCCCCCAATTTAGACAATTCGGTTTATCTAAATGAATATCAGATCAATAATGAGATTTTATTTGGAAACTATGTTGGTCCCGCTGGAATTTCTTTAATGGCAAATAGATATGATTGGACTAGCGGAACTGTCTATAATATGTATGACGATCAAGATATCAATTTGTTTGATGAGCCTTTTTATGTTATTACACAAGAAGCTGGTCAATATAACGTATTTAAGTGTTTAAATAATGCTGGAGGAATCCCATCGACAGTTCAGCCATTACTTTCTCAGACTTCACCAGATTCTGTATATTATGTCACATCAGATGGATACCAATGGAAATACTTATATAGTATCAATAGTACACAATATGACGCCTTTGCCACATCGCAATTTATTCCTGTGATATCTAATGGCGCGGTTGAAGGAAATGCTATATCTGGTGCCATTGAAACATATTCGATTATATCTGGCGGAAGTAACTATAACTCATACACCAACGGATATTTCACAGACATTGCAGTTGGTGGCAATTCACAATATTTTGGTCTTCAGGGATCAGACACAACAATTCTATCTATAAGCTCTAATACATACAACGTTGGAGAAACCGTAACTCAAATTTATGGGGGAATGACTGTCACAGGAACAGTGGTTTCACAATCGACAGTAAATAACTCCGTTTCACATTTAACTTTGAGAAATGTTAATAATATTTTTGAACCTACCGTAAATACTATTACGGGATATACTTCTGGTTCAAAGTCTTCTGTATATGATGCAACATCTCCTAATATTTCTTCTAATGCTAATTTTTATAATGGGTGTTCTTTATACATTTCATCAGGAACTGGTGCTGGGCAGGTTGGTGTTGTTAGCGAATATGTAGTTACAGGAAATTCAAGAAGAGTTCTTTTGGCTAATGCATTTCCAACATTGCCCGATTATACATCAAAATATATAATCTCTCCCAGAGTCACTATTAGTGGTGATGGGACTGGTGCGACAGGATTGTCTGTAATCGACCCAAATACTAAAGTTTTATCCTCAATTCAAGTTCTTAGTAAAGGATCTGGATATAGTTATGCCAATGTTGGTATTGTAGGAAATACCGGAACAACATCGATTGCTGCAAATAATGCATCTGTTCGGGCAATACTTTCTCCTCGTGGTGGACATGGATATGATGTTTTTTCAGAACTTGATGCAACATATCTAGCATATTCTACAAAATTTGCTAATAATGAAGGTGGAAAAATACCCGGAACTGGATCTCAATATCGTAGAATTGGCATTATTGCCAATCCACTTTATGCTAATGTTGGATTAACTTATACCTATTCTTCTGCCCCGCCTGCATTAGGGCTTTTAAGCGGTGGAACAATTCATGGGTCAAACAGTGGTGCTGAAGGAATTATTACTGGAGGAACTTCTGGTTCGATATATTCTTTATCCAACGTGTCTGGCATATTCAACACTTCAGATATTCTAACTGGATTTTATGCAAACGGCATTCAAGCATTTGGGGCAAGTTATAACGTATTGGTCACTGCTATTTCAGGACAATCGTCTGTATTTAATAATAGAGTACAACTTATTTGTCAAACATCTTCTTTGAGTGGGGGAACATTTTCAGTTGGTGAAAAAATTGTTACCACTTTTGGTGGAATTGATCAGGGCTATGGATATATCCAAGAAATAGACACTGGCGGTAGCAACACTTACATATATCTTACTGAAGTTAAGGGAAATTTTACAACTTCAGATGTTCCATCCGGACATTATAAATACATCTATGATGATGCTAGTAGATCAGTAAGTATTCAGTTAAATTCTGTTATATCCAGCGATTTAGTTCCATATACTGGCGATATACTTTATGTCGAAAATATACAACCTGTAACAAGAAATAGCCTGCAATCAGAAACTGTAAAATTAATTGTTGGTTTTTCATGAACCACTCAATAGGATAAGAAAAAATGGGTTTAGAAACTGATCTTTCCGTCTCTCCTTATTATGATGATGCTAATAACGCATTAGCAGATAACTATCATCGTATCCTTTTTAAGCCCTCCGTTTCGGTTCAGGCTAGAGAATTAACTCAGCTTCAGGACATTCTCCAAAATCAGGTCGAGCGTTTTGGTGACAACATTTATGCTACAGGCACAATCATCAAAGGATGTAATTTTAACTTTGATGTAAATTATTATTACACCAAAATTAACGACATTAGGCCAATCGATAATGCTGAAGTTGATGTAACTCAATATCCCGGACTATTAGCATACGAATCCACATCAAACCTATATGCAATTTGCGTAAATTCTATTGATGGTTATCAATCAAATGATCCCAATTTAAAAACTTTATATTTTAAATATATTAATTCTGGTATCAATAATGTTCAACAATTTCCATCAGGAAAACAGCTTCAATTCTATACAAATTCAAATCCAACATATGCAAACTCGACCAATTATTTTTCTAATGGTGATGTAACTATTGCATCCGTATCAAATTCAGTTGGTGCTGGATATTTAATGACTGTATCATCTGGTGTTGTTTACCAAAAAGGTCATTTCATTCAAGTTGAAAATAATACTTCTGTGATTGTTGACAAATATTCAAATCAACCAGATCAGGTGACTGTTGGTTTTAATATTGCAGAAAATATTGTTACAACATATCAAGATTCTAATCTGTATGATCAGGCTACTGGATCAACAAACTATAATGCACCCGGAGCAGATCGTCTACAACTTATTCCTACATTAGTAGAATATTCTACAAATGCTACCCCCAATTCAAACTTCTTTTCTCTCGTTGAATGGGAAAATGGTAATATAACTAAGTCGTTTCAGCAAACTGAATATAGTTCTCTGGGGAATGAATTTGCTCGTCGTACCTATGAAGAAGCTGGAAACTTTACAATTAATCCTTTCCGCATTCATATGGAATCTTCCAACAGCACTTACAATTCTATTGTTGCTTCTGCTGGGCTTGCTTATATCGAAGGACATAGAATTGAGCAACTGAATAATATCAGAACTCCTGTCCGTAAAGGTCTTGACACAAAGGTTTCTGCAAATCAAACCATTAGCGTAAACTATGACAACTCAATATTAGTCCAACAAATGGTTGGTGCATTTCCAACAACTACAGGTGCTATTGTAACTCTATATGATACTGCACAAAATGCAGTATCTGGTGATACATTTAGTCCCACGTTCTCGCCAAATGGTAATGCGATTGGTACTGCAAAAATTATTTCCTTGGTATATTATGGAGGACAGTCTGGAACTCCAACTGCACAATATAAAGCATATCTTGCAGACATCAGAATGAATACTGGCAAAACATTTGCCAGCGTTAAAGCCATATACTCGACTAATAGTGGTCTTGCTGATATTGTATTAACCCGCAACACAACATCAAACACCAATATTGCAGTTCTTGAACTTCCCTCCAAATCATCTTTGGTGTTTGATACTGGAAAGGTTGGATCTGCAAGTTTAAGTAACACAAACGTTCTTCCTAATTATACATATAGAAGCAATGCAAATTCTTTGATCAATTATACAACCGGTAATTCAAATATTATTGGATTAACTGGATCGTATAAATTCCCATATACACAAGGAATAATTCCTGCATCTCAAGCAACTTCTGATTTGATAATCGTTCCTACATCATTCTCGTCTGGTGCTAATTTTGCTAATGTGTCTCTGACTAAGACCGGAAACGTTACCGTATATTCTACAAATACGCTCGTAAAAAATGCAACCGGAAACACAACTTCTTTTAATACAGAGTATAATACCGGCGACTATATCAACGTAGCAAATACTGTTAGAAGAGTTGTAACTGTTATCAATAGTTCATCAATGTCGGTTGATAGCGCATTTAATTCGAATGCTTCTTCTACTCATAATAAGTGTTATCCTGTAAATGTCCCTATCAATTTATCAGGACAATCATATGCATCAATTCTAGATACAAATAGCCAACAACTACAACTTTCTCTGATTGCGGCCAACGGATCTCCAGAGACTTTAGTTGCCAATATGAACCTATCTGTTAGTTATAATGCAATAATTCCAAGCGATCCGGATAGAGCATTACAGGCTAATACAAGTATTGCTGTTAGAATTAATGTGTCTAACAACTCGGCAGGATCCACTGGTCCATGGTGCCTTGGTATCCCATATGTGTACAATCTTCGTAATGTATATAAATCTTCAAATGTGGGAACATTCACTGCAAACTCATCAACTGGAAACACATATATAATAACGAATACCACAGGATTTGCTAATGGAGTGTCTGTTTTTGGTCCCGGCATTGTTGCTGGTTCGACTGCTAATGTAGTTAATAGCACAGCTTTACAATTATCGTCAGCAGCTACTGCAACTACTACAAGTCAGATCTTTAGCTATGGGTATTATTCAACAAATTCCGTAGACGATATAACCTTTGCGTTTAATGTAAAAGATGGACAAAAAGACGCATTTTTCGACCAGTCTTTCCTTGTTCATAATTCAAATTATCAGAATGTTGGTATCGGACCAAATGATCTACTAACAGTTGTGTTTGATGCATTTTATCCTCAAAATACTGGTAAAGGATATATTTCGGTAGATTCATACACCACTATTATTAATAATGGAAATATTGGATATGAAAACATTCCTTCATTTACCGATACCTCAGGTAATTATTATAATCTAAGGGATTGTATTGATTTCAGACCGTTTGCTCAAAATACTGCTGCATATCAGTCTGCTGTATCTAACTCTATAATCAATCCAACATATACATCAAATTTTGCTGCCACAGAAAATTATCTGGCTGCTCCAAATCAGCAATTCAACTATAGCATTAAATATTATGTTGGAAGAATTGATAAATTGATGCTTAACTCTTATGGGTCATATTCAGTAGTAGAAGGGATTGCAAAAGAAACCCCATCTGCTCCTGCCGATAAACAAGACGCAATGACTTTGGCGACAATTTCTGTGCCGGTTTATCCATCTCTAGCAACAACAAATCTAAATTCCAATGCCGCTCAAAGTTATCTGGTAAACAGCACACAACTAAATCAAACCAGAGTTTATAAAATGAGTGATATTGCTACTCTAGATCATCGTATTCAAAATCTTGAATATTACACTTCTTTGAACTTATTAGAATCAAATGCAAGCGCATTGAGCATTCAATCGTCTGTTACAGGCGCAAATCGGTTTAAGAATGGTATTTTTGTAGATAATTTCTCAACTACAGATTCTCTGGACATATCAAACCCTGAATTTAGAGCAGGATTAAGTCCAAGTGAAAATGCACTTATTCCAAGAACCGCACAAACACCAATTGGTCTGACTTATGCTTCTGGCACAAATGTAACTCAAACGGGTAATATTATTACGCTTCTGAATACAAATGCTGGTAACACATCATTAAATGCGTTCATGACTCAGAAATTTAAATCGAAAAGCAGAGAATGTTCTGACAGACATTATGATTTTGATGGATGCCTAGAATTACATTCGCGCTATTATGGATATCCAGAATTAAATTTCTGTCCAATCGTTCCGACGCCACCTCCATACACATTAGGGCAGCTTGGCGTTTCAATCTTTATACCATCAACATATGGCGGTTGGTATTCACCATATACTTTATATTCTGGATATACTGGACTGTTGACTGGGGCCGCATTCAACTCATTTATTGAGTTTGATTATATGACAGAAATGGCTGCGGCAGGAATTCTTAATAGGAATTTTGGTGTGTCTCTTATGGCAACCCTTGTTGGTGGCATGATCGCAGTTACACCAACAATTAGACCATATTCAATGATTCATTCTGGATATTTTATTGCTCCAGAAACTGGAACATATACATTCACTTGCGGACATAAAGATGGTGTAGTCTTACAAGTTGGTAATCAAGTAATTATTAATTCTACATCAGCAACCACACCTGTAGTAACAAACTCCAGTACAATTAATCTGATAGCCGGTCAATATTATTCATTCTCACATACAATGGGGGTGACTTGCAGTTTGGGTGGCGGATTATCAGAGACAAGGCTAAGTAGAATTTGGTTCTCTGTGAATGGCAATGTTTATGCTTCACCCGGTTTAGCAACAACAGTTGCAGGAACACCAATTGGAGCAAACAAACAGATTACATCTTCTATGTTTGGACGCGATAATAAGGGTGTTACAACTGGAACACCAAACACATCTGTAACGTGGAATACTTCGGTTCCTACAAATCTTATTGGGTCTTCTGGTGGAAATCCAATGCCCGGATTAAATATAGATAGTCATATTCTGAAAGTGCCAACGACATCTCCTCGTCCTGAGGCTCCGTCGATTACACTTCCAACTCACATAATCAGTGTTCTGAGTGACACCAAAAAATAAAGAGGCAATAAATGGGTATTACGACTGGTATTGTTCCACAGAACATCAACAATAATGCAAACAATAGCGTTGGGCAATTTATCAGCACAACGACCACCCCTTTGTATATCGCTTCCCGTCCCATCGGATTTACCGTGCATGGATTAAAACCAAACACAAAACTATCTTTGTTTTTTGATGGAATTAACATATCTTCGTATTGCTCACCGGCTGCTTATGATTTATCTTTGTTAAATCCAACATCAGATGATTATCATATAACAAATCTTGGTGGTTGGATTTACAGTGACTCTACAGGTAAGGCAATTGGGTTGTTTAATGTTCCAGCCGGAATGTTCCAAATTGGAACAAGAGAATTTCATGTGTTTGATCATTATATTGATGCAGATGATTACAACGAAAGAATATTAAACCATTCTTGTCGAGCATTTGGTTATTTTAATGCGTTTAATTATTCTGGAATTGTTTCTCCCGTACCAGCTATTATTGCGACAATTCCTCCCGGATCACGATCCTCAGTAACTTTATCTACAAGAGGATCTGGAACGGCAACGGCTATTGATGCGAATGCATCTCGCAACAATCCCTTATCTCAGACCTTTTATATTGGGTCCGATTTAACAGATGGTCAAGATGGATTATATCTTTCTGCGGTCGATTTATTTGTTCAGTCTAAACACCAAACACAACCTTTGACCATTGATATCAGAACTGTTGATACTGGCGGAATTCCCACCACAACAATTTTACCATATTCTCAAGTTACTGTAGAAGCTGCAAACGTAAATGATGATATTGCTGGTCAGACTGCGACAACTTTCACATTTTCAAGTCCAATATATCTCCGTTCGGGTTATAGTTATTCTATAACAGTGACTCCGGGTGGTGGGGTTCCCGATTACATCATTTATACTGCTATTGTTGGCGATTTAGACGATGTACATGGAAGGGTTGACGGAAGATGGGGTCAGGGGTTTCTATATACTGCCGTAACTGGATCTAATTGGACACCCATACATACAGAATTTTTAAAATTTGTTTTATATAGACATAATTACGCAAACTATGCCTCTACAGGAACTGCGAAATTCGTTAATAAAGATTATGAATTTATTTCATATTCTAATACATCAAATATTCCATTTAGTTCGGGAGAATATGTTTATCAAATGCCACAGCCATTGGGTGCATTTGTTACAACGACATCATCATCAAATTTAATTGGGGTCAATACTAGTGCATCATATATTAGTGGATATACTCTATCAACAGATTTTAGTGCGGGAGATTATGTTCTTGTATTGGGATCAACCCCAAGCCCAAATACCGCTAATAATGTATTAAATTGGGGGTTATTTTCAAATGCTTTTAGCACAAAAGTAACAGCAGTCAACGGCAATAATACGCTATCGTTAGCAAATTCAATTCCTTGGACAAATAGTGCGGCTGTTATTTTCAAACCCGCAAAAGGAACTGTATCTATTACTGCTGGCTCTAATACAGTTATTGGAACTGGAACGAGGTTTGATCTACAATATACTACCTCATATCAAGATCAGACTAACAAAATTCCACTTGTTGCACAATGGAGTAATGGATCAGTTGATGCTCATGAAGTACTTTGGCCATCCGCAATAATTAACGCAACTGCCATGACTTTGAGAAATGCTCCATTGACATCAAATGCTACAGCAATTCCTCTAACAACACCAGTTGGTCGAGTAGTTTCTGTTGATACAAATCGTCAACTATTGATTCTTGATACTTCAAGTTCAAATGGATCATCATCGAATACTGCATGGCAAAATGTGTTTTCATCACCCTCATATTTTTCTACTAGCCGAGTTATTGTTGGAACACAATCTGGCGCAACCGCTTTGATTTCTAGAGTTGTTGATATTAGTGCATCGACAATGCAGCCAATTGTATATAACTCTTCTGTTCAAGGGACCACAGTATCATATTCTGCTAATGCAACGACATCAACATATGCTGATATTGATTATCCTTCAATTTCAACTTCTGCAACAACTTATCTGACAAATAATCAGGTAATTATAGCATCAAAAACAAATGAGATCAACTCTTATAATGGAAATAAATCATTTACTCTCAATGCATCTCTGACATCAAATTCTGCATTAACATCACCATCAATCGATGTGAGTCAGCTATCTATTCTGACTGGAACTACAGTAATTGGGCCAGATGCTTCCAATGAATATACAAATCAGGGAACTGCCCTTGCAAAATCTATCTCTAAAGTGGTAACTCTAGGCGATGGAAATGATGCAGAAGACCTCCAAGTATATTTAACTGCATATAGACCTGCTGGTACAGATATTCAGGTATATGTTAAAGTATTAAACTCCGCAGATACCGATACGTTTGATAATAAGTATTGGTCTCAATTATCGCTGTATAGTAATAATAATTTATATTCAGATTCATCAAATTCTGAAGATTGGAAAGAATATCAATTTGGACTTCCCACAGATCCAATTTCATTCAAGACAGCAGATACTGTTACCACAAACAATTCTATTACAATTGTGGCCACGAATTCTAATACAAATTGGCAATCTATTTATAGCAATAATCAAACAATTGTTGTATATACAGATAATAGCAATAACCCATCTTCATATGAAGTTCATAATATTGCTAACGTCGTAAGTAATACTCAAATCACACTGAACACACCGATTTCATTTAGTAATACAAGTTCTGCCGTGATTGGGTCAATGGCGACTCCTTATTCTGCTTATAAGAATTCATTGAATAGCAGTATTGTTCGATATTATACTCCTGATGGTGCTGCTCATGATACATTCATTCAATATGCAATTAAGATTGTGTTATTGTCAAGTAATTCTGCTCTTCCACCAAAAGTTCAAAGTATGCAAGCAATTGCACTATCGGTATGAAAGTTCAAACTAATGATCCCAATTTTGTTAGGGACACAAACAATTTATCTTTGATAAATAAGAATATAAGTGAGTTACAGATGCTTAGGGCACAAAGAAAATTGCAAACTGAGCATAAACAAGAATTGAATGATCTTAGATCGCAGATAAAAGAATTAAAATCACTGATACTGTCCGGGAGCGGTAAATAAATGTCTAAGTCATATTACATAAGTGCAAATGTCGTTCCCACATATGACACCTTTGCGGGTTGGCTTACTAAGACCAATCAGATCATTTATGATATGGGAACGACAGTTCTCACTGTCAACACATCATCTACTCCAGACGTAACATCCGGCAATGCTTATGTCAATGGTTATTTTGGCGCTAACACATTATATGTCAGCACAGGACTTCAGGGTGGCACTGCCAATACCGCAGCAAATCTTGCTATTGTTTCGGGGTTGACTATAACTGGTCAGACATGGACTTCGGCAAATCTTAATGTAACAGGCTCTGTCAATACTTCTGTTAATGTCAACACTGTAGGACTTCTTGCTAACAATGGTGTGTTTAATAACAACATTAATGTTAGTAATACTGCAACTCTAAATGTTGCTACTGCTGTTCTTGCTAATGTGACCACAGCAAATATTACAACTCTTGGTGTAACTTCTTTAGCATCAGTAGCAAATGCTACAATCACAACTGCCAACATCACAAATATGTCTCTTACTGGTCTGGCAAATATTGCTGCTGCGAACATTGCAACTCTATATGTGACGAGTTTAGAAGGTGTAGCAAATATCGCTGTTTCTGTTGCTAATATCACAAATGAAACTATTACCGGCACTTCGAATATTGCTACAGCCAATATTGCTACTCTTGGTGTAACTGGTGTTGCTACGATTGCCACCGGTAAGATTACGACAGCAAATATTACAAATTCGACAACATCTGGCACAGCCAATATTGCTACAGCCAATATTGCAACTCTTGGTGTAGCTGGAACTGCAACAGTTGCAACTTCTGTTATAACAACTGCCAATATCACAAATGAAACTATTACCGGCACTTCGAATATTTCTATAGCAAATATTACAAATCTCGGTGTAACTGGATCAAGTACGCTTTCAAATTTGAATATTGGTACAACAGTTTCTGCAAATCTTCAAGCAAATTCTTCTACTTTATTATTTAATACAAATACTGTATCTAATGGTTCTATTAATTCCACATCTTATACAGGAACTTCAGCCAATACAGTTCTCTTTTCTGGCCAGTCTCTATCAACTATACAATCTCAGATTACAGGAAATGCTGCCACATCATATTCTAATGCTGTGGCTAATGCTTCATATCAAGCAGGTGTTGCATATTCAAATGCTGTGGCTAATGCGGCTTATATTGCAGGTGTCGCATATTCAAATGCTGTGGCTAATGCCGCATCGAGTGCCGCATCACTATATCAGACAACAGCGGGACTGTCGGCAAATGTTCTTACTCTAACTGCAAATGGTGCCACATATCTAGGTAATACATTCGGCACATTAGCCAATATTGTGTCATGGATCACAGGAAACTCTGCTACAACATATTCAAATGCTGTAGCCAATGCGGCTTATATTGCTGGGGTTGCTTATTCCAATGCTGTCAATTATGTTGCTAATAGTGTTACTAACGGTTCTATTATTGCGGCTAACGCCACATATTCAGCTAATACTGGGTCTGTTGGTGGGGTGGCAGTTAATACAACTTCTCCTTCAGATGGGTATGTTCTAGCATATGATGCCGGAACATCAAAAATTATTTTTAAAAATCCATCAAACATTTCTGTATCATTAAATTCAAATACAATTGTAGCAAATGCACAATTACAAGCGGGTTCTAATGGAACTGGATATGTTATAAATGCATATTCCAATAGCACATCATCTAATTTGGTTATCCGCGCAAATAATGTTTCAATCGCTGTAGATTCTGGATCTATCAGTCTTGCAAGTAATGTTGCGGTCTCTGGCAACTTGACATTTGGAACAATCAATGCAACATCAGTAGGATTAATTGCTAATTCAACATCAATTGCCATTGGAAACAGTTCAGTAAATTCTGTAATCAATTCAACATCATTTAGTCGGCAAGCAAATGGTGCCACTTACTTGGGTGCAGAAGGTTCGGGTGCCACTTTAGCAACAATTCAAAGTCAGATTACCGGAAATGCTGCGACTGCATATGCTAATGCTGTAGCTAATGCTGCTGCAGTTTATCAAACTGCTGCTGGTCTTGTGTCCAATGTTGCCACTCTATCTGCTAACTCTGCCACATATCTAGGTAATACATCCGGCACTATTGCTAATGTTTCTTCATGGATTACAGGAAATTCGGCAACTGCATATTCAAATTCCGTAGCGAATACCACATATCAATCCGGTGTTGCATACACAAATGCTATATCCACCGCAGCAACAGATGCATCAAATAAAGCCGCGACTGCATATGCTAATGCTGTCGCTAATGCTGCTGCACTTTATCAAACTTCTGCTGGATTATCTGCTAATGTTCTTACTCTAACTGCAAATGCGTC